GGTTGTCGACGTACGCATCCGACCTGCTGTTCAAGGCGAGCCTGGCCGAGGCGGAGAAGTTCCTCAAGGCCGATGAGCGATCGGTGATGTGGTCGAACGACTACAACGATCAACTTCCCCAAGCCCGTCGAGAGCTGGTCAGCAAGTTCAGCAATCAGGTGGATCGCGTGGGCGCAACGGCTGTTCCGCAAGCCCCAAGGAGTCAGGTTAAATGACGACGTACACGACGCGCCTTCGCACAGCTGTTCAGCTGACTGGCGAGAACAACAACACCTGGGGAGATGTAGCCAACGCGGGCGTGTTCCAGCTGCTCGAAGATGCCATCGCGGGCATGTCGACGATCTCGCTGACTGCCGGCAACGTCACGCTGACGGCCAACAACGGCGCGACCGATCAAGCCAGGAGCGCGATCCTCAACCTCACCGGAGCGCCAGGCGCGGCACGCACGGTCACGGTGCCATCCGTATCGAAGCTGTACCTGATCAATAACGCCACCACAGGTGGGCAGACGATCACGGTCAAGACGGCTGCGGGCGTGGGCGTAGCGGTCGGCACGGGAGCCTCGTGGGTCTGGTCGGACGGCGTTGACGTGTACGCGACCACCTCGACGGCCTCGAACTCGACATCGCTGGGCGGAATCCTGGCCGCGCAGTACGCGCGACTCGACGTGCAGCAGGGCTTCAGCAAAGCACAGAGCGTAACGCGGGTGGTGCTCGTTGAATCCGGCGGATCGGTGGCAGTCAACGCCTCAAACTCGAACGCCTTCAGGCTGACGATGCAGGGCAACTGGACGATCGCCAACCCCACGGGCGGGCTGGACGGACAGTCGATCAGGATACTGATCGTGCAGGACGGTACAGGCTCGCGTGTTGCGACCTGGGGCGCGAAGTACCGCTTCCCCGGCGGCGTGGATCTGGTGCTCTCGACCGCAGCGAACTCGGTCGACTACGTGTCGTTCGAGTATGACTCGACGCTCGATATCTGGGTCGGTGGCGGCGTGAAGGGTCTCGCGTAATGCCGTGGGGCTCTAACCTCATCGCGGTGCTCGGCTCGGCTCAGCTGTCGGTAACCTTTACGACCGACCAGACTGACCTTGATCTGTATGCGTACTTCGGCTCGCCGGCCGGGGCTGGCGTGGCCATCGTCACGTTCAGCGCTTGCGACGCGCAGTCGCTCAACATTGGAGCGTGGCCCAACGGCAGCATCGTTAACCTCATCATGGTGGGCGGTGCCCGAATCCTTGGTCGAGGCGGCGCGGGCGGTGGCGGTGGCAACTCGGTGCCTTGGGGGCACAACGAGAATCGCGGCGAGCCTGGTGTCGCGGGCTCGGCGGGCCAGGACGCTCTGATCTCGACAGCGGCGATCACCGTCAACATCAATCTTGACGACGGCTACTGCTGGGGTGGTGGCGGCGGCGGTGGCGGTGGCGGCGGATCGGACGGCTCAGACGGTGCGGGCAACTACAGCGCAGGTGGTGGTGGCGGCGGCGGTAAGGGATGGGGCGGAGGCGCTGGCGGCGCTGGCGGCACAGCGACAAGGCGCGCTGGCAACCCAGGCACCGCTGGCGACGAGTTCAACGCTGGCGTGGGCGGCTATGGCGGGCATCACATTCAAAGCGGCCACAGCGCATCTGATGGCGACGGCGGCAATGGCGCTGACTGGGGCACCGCCGGATCGGCTGGGACGACGGGCTGGACCGGCACCTACGCGGGCGGCGCGGCTGGGGCGGCCGGCAAAGCGATCAATGCGCCAGCGACTACGTTCGTCTTCAACGGAGCGTTGACTGAAGGGCAGTTGGTTATCGCGCTGCGAATCCTTGGCGCGAGCATTCACATATGAGGGTCATCGTCGACCTGCCTATCGAGCCTGGCGTCTTCACCGAGCAGACGCCTCGCGGTGCGCACTCGAAGTGGAAAACCGCCGACAAGGTGCGCTTCCGCTATGGGCTGCCCGAGAAGATCGGCGGCTGGACGCGGCTGGCCAACACGTTCATTGGCTTGGCGAGAAAGATCTGGGACTGGACCTCGCTCGACTCGCGCAACTGGGTCGGCTTCGGCACTGAGGCCAAGCTGTACTTGGTTCAGGATGAGGTGCAGACCGACATCACGCCGATGCGCTCATTCGGCAACCTGACCAACCCGTTCACGACGATCAACACGCTGACAACGGTCACGGTGGCGCACGCGAATCACGGCGCGCAGGCGAACGACTATGTCCGCTATGCGGGCGCGACAGCGGTGGGCGGCCTGACGATCGACGGGCAGTACAAGATCCAGACCGTGATTGACGGCAACAGCTACACGATCACTGCGGCAGCCCCGGCCGGCTCCTCGGCGACGGGAGGCGGCACCGTAGCGTATGAGTACGACATTTCCGCTGGCGGCAGCAGCACCGCGTTCGGCCAGGGCTGGGGCGTCAGCACGTGGGGCGGCAGCACGTGGAACACTCCGCGCACAGCGTCATCCCTGCTCGCCCCTCTACGCACATGGTCGATGGACAACTGGGGTGAAGACCTGATGTCCAATCCCAGGGGCGGCTCGATCTATTGGTGGGACCGAACTTCTGGTCCGAATGCTCGGGCTGCGCTGCTGGTTGGCGCGCCACTTCAGGCGAACCTCATCATCATCTCGCAGCGTGATCTGCATATGTTCGCGCTGGGTTGCACCGACGCGATCCTCAACACCTTCGACCCGATGTTGATTCGCTGGTGTTCGCGGGAGAACTTCAACGACTGGGTTCCCACGAGCAGCAACACCTCGGGAGATCTGCGGGTGTCGAGCGGATCAAAGATCGTCGCTGCTTGCAGAACTCGTGGCGAGATCGTCTTGTGGACCGACAAGTCGGTTCATCAGATCACCTATGTCGGCGGCAGCTCGGTCTACGGTCTGACACCGATGGGGGAGAACATCTCGATCCTGGGCCCCAACGCTTTCGTTGAGGTGGACTCGCGCGTGTTCTTCATGACCGAATCTGACTTCTTCGTGTATGACGGTATTCCCCAGCCCATCCCCTGCATGGTCCGCGCGTACGTGTTCGACAACCTCAACACCTTCCAGAAGGACAAGGTGTTCGGCGCGCTCAACAAGACCTTCAACGAGGTGTGGTTCTTCTATCCTGGGAAGGATGCCAGCATCTGGATTGAAACGGACTTCAGCGCTGGGTTGAACGGGGCTCAGTACACCGCTCAGTCGATGGCTGGCACGCAGCGTTATGCGGTGGCGCTCAATGGGGCCGGTTACGTGTATCTGTCTGCCTATTTCGCCAGCCAGGTCTACGATGCGACGTACACGCTGCGCAATGCCGCGCTGTTGGCGACGCCGCTCGAATCAGAGTACGAGGCGCAGTTCACCCTGAATGGCGCGACCGGAAAGTTCGGCGTGATCATCGACATGATTGATCTGGCCGGGACGGCGGACACGTTGGCCGACAACGTCTCCGGGCTGGTGGTGAACGTCGAGGTGTCCACGAACTCGATGTACTTCACGAAGCGATCCAGCGCTGGCGTGCTTTCGACATTGACCAATGCGGCGGCCAGCTATCCGCTGAACGCTCTCGCCACGCCGATCACGCTGACCACCTTGCGCGCGTACGCGATCACCATGACGCGCACCAACAATACCATTAAGGGGTATCTGTACGACGCCAACACTGGGACTACTCAGCTGGTGGCGACGATCACGCTTTCGGCGGCAGAGATAGCCGCGTACCTGGGAACCGGCAACGCGGGCGTGATCATGCGTCTGACCAACCAGGCGTCGACCACGGATGATGCGCGGTTGCTGTCGTTCCGCGCTGCGCCGGCAGGGACGTTGATTGGCCTCGGCACCATCGGCGTCTCGAACGAGGTGAATCGTTACGTGGCCTACAACTATCAGGAGCAGCACTGGACGATCGGCAATTTGGTTCGGACCGCCTGGCATGACAAAAGCCCGGTGTACAGCAAGCCGTACGCAGCGGGCCCGGACAGCTATCTGTATCAGCACGAGACGGGCACCGACGACAACGGCGCTGCGCTGGCATCGTATGTCGAGACCTACGACATGGAGATCCCCGAGGCCGGCGAGAATCTGATGCACGTCGACCAGCTGATCCCCGACTTCCTCGATCTCGACGGAACGGTGAACATCAAGCTGAAGGGTAAGAAGTACCCGCAAGGTCAGGTATACCAGGAGAAGGGTCCGTACCCGGTGACCCAAAGCACCGCGAAGATCTCGACGCGCATTCGTGGCCGCCAGATCTCGCTGCGGATAGAGTCCACCACCGTTGGGGTCGCCTGGCGCATGGGTACGATGCGCGCCAGGATTCAGCCGCACGGAAAGCGAGCTTAAATGGCAGATACCAGGGAGAGGTTGCCGGACTGGCGCTCGCCGACATTCGACGCGGCGCGGATGCGTGCGCTCACGCAGATCCTCGATCGGCGCTTCGGCGGAATCGATGAGGCGATCGACCAGCTCAACGAAAGCGCGGCCTCGATCGGCGGGCCATTCGCGCCGCTGGTACATGGTCACGAGTGGACCGACATCGTCAACGCGCCGAACTTCCTGACGCTGGTCGACGTTCAGACGGTGGTCAATCTCAACGATCTGGCCAACGTGAATGACTCGGGCGTCGCCCCAGGTCAGACGATCGTTTGGAACGGCTTCGCATACGTGCCGGGTGCAATTGGCGCGGGCGTCTCGTACTTGCGCGATCTGCTCGATGTGTCCACTGCGGGCGTTCTTGATCAGGACCTGCTTCAGTTCAACGCGATGCTCGGGCAGTGGGAGCCGTTCCCGCTGGGGTCTCTCGTTGCTGCCGCAAGCGGTTCAGGCCCGCAGGGCCCTCCAGGAATGGATGGCCAATACGGGGCTGACGGCGAGCCAGGCCCGCCGGGTATTGCCGGCCCGCCCGGCGCAGGCGGAAGCGGTGGCGGCGATTCATGGCTGGCGTGGGCGGGTCTGTAGATGGCATTCGTTGGTAAAACACTTGCAGATGGACAGCTCGCCAGCGCGCTCGCGGTGCTTTACACCGTGCCCGGATCAACTCGCGCGGTGATCAAGTCGATCGACATCTGCTCGCTGACGGCCATTGCGCAGACCGTGCAGCTGTACATCCGACGCTCGGGTGGCTCGACGCGGCGGATCTGCAACGTCAACAGCCTTCAGCTTA